TGTGGCAAGATAAAAGTCATCTTTTACAAAGTTAATTCCGTTTCTATTCATAATCGAACCCATACCTCGACTTGAAACACCCAATTGAGCGCCCTCATCTATAAGACCTTTTACAATCTTACCGTATGGAGTATCCATTATTTTCGCTTCACCAATAAAATTATCACCCTCTGGCGTCAATGATTTTACCATATGACACACTCTTTCAAGGTTAACTGTTGGTCCGTCAGGATGCCCTAACTCACCAAAAGCTCTATTTTTATTGATAAATTCTTTTGTATATCTGTTCACTTCTCTAACTAGGATTTCTCTAGGATAGACTCTTCCATTTCTATTTTTGATATTTGATTGTAAGAATACACCTTTGATTTTGTATTCTTTCTTGCCGTTCTTTTCTTCAATAAGATATTCGGCTGATGTGACTTCTTCTGAAATTAATTTCATTTGTTCTCTCTCTTTGTCTAATATTTATAAACTTTTTTACCTAAACTCTATCAATAACGTGTAATTATCGCCAGTTACAAAGTTCTTTGTTGATAGTAAAATATCACCTGTAGGAGTTGTAGAATTGTTACCAATTTCATTTCCCGCAGTTCTTAAATCCCAATAACCGTTACCAGATAAGAATAAAGCACTTGCGTTTGTTGCGCCATCCCATATAATCTCTACTCCAGCTTTGTTATTATTTGTGTTTATAGAATACCATATCTTTGATATTTTTCTGTTTCCATCTTCAGTCATAAAAGTAAGTTCTGAAGCGTCAACTTTTTTAACTAAAGTTTCACCTGTACCATCAGAAAAGTTTGTAAGTTTAGTTACAAATTTAACACCTGATGTGTCAGCGATAGTTTGTGATGTTACTGTATCTGCCATTAGTTATATCCCGTTTCTTTATGTGTTTCTATTACAACATTATATTTTGTTACATTAGAATCACTTGATAGAAGTATATCTCCTATTGTATCTTTTATCTTTTCTTCAGTAGGTTTCAAACCGTAATTACCACGACCTGATAACACTACTTGTTTTTCTGTGTCATTTTTAAAAAACACAGTAACGTTTCCTGTACCTTGTATCTCGTAAGCGATATTCGCTATAGATACTTTTGGTTCACTAGAAGCGTCATTTGAATTAACAACATCAACTAAAGTTTGTTCTTCTTCACTTCCAATACCATTTGAATTAACAATGATATGAAAATTATTATCGACCAACTTTGTAGTTGATATAGTCATAATTAACTTCTCGGTGAGCCTACTGCACTTGCGTTTGAAGTTGCGCAAGTAACTTTATCACCTGGTGCTTTTTCTATTATTACGGTATCACCGTTTTCTAAATAGAATTGACCTAATTGAGTATCGTCTGTATCCAAAATTGTACCTGTAACATCAGCAGTTGCTGTAATTCTTACGAATTGAGCTCTACCAATAGTATTAGCTGATGGATTAGCAACAATATCTCCTTTAACAATAAATGTTTGTGCCATTTTATTTTTCTCCTAATTGTTCTAAAACTTCTTTGTCAACATAATCAAAAAATTCTGTTACGTTGATATTATGAAACTCCGCTACTTTTGATACAGCGTTCTCAAATTTTTCAATAACATTACCAGTTTCTTTTTCAATTTGTTTGAAAACATCACTCATAGCCTCTTTCATACGAGGTGGTAACTCATTAAAACTTTTTGAATCGATAAGACGATTTTCTGATACTATTCTACTGACCTGCATCCTCAGTTCCTTGTGTCAAATCAATTTGTGCTTCTCCGTCATTACCTGTTGTTGAAGCTACAGAACCATCTTGGTTAAAAGAACCAGGATCAGCAACTTCTGGCTTTGGGTCACTATATGGTTGTTCCACGTTTCCATTGAATATATTTCCAGCAACTTCTTGTCTATGTGCATCTAACGAATCTCCTACTTTTGCTCTTAACGCATCTTTGAATGCATCTCCAGCAGCAGCGTTATCGCCGTCTGCGATTTTATCTATAAAATTTTTTACTTCTTCACTCATTTTCTACTCCTATACTATTGTGTCGTCACTATTTGTGACTTGAGCCATTGGGTCCTGAATAATACCATCTTTAATTTCTTTCTTAATCTGTTTATCCATATTCTCAATTTCTCTGTCGTTTTGTTTTAATACGTTTTTTCTAACATATTCTACTGAAAAGAATTTTCCAACATAATCTCTCATCTCATTTGCTAAAGCTAATCTTTCTCTTAATAACTCAGTTTGTTTAAGTTCAGCAAAATGTCCATCTTGTAAAAAGTCATATTGTAAAGTATCTCTTACATTATACCAATCTTCTTCAGCGATAATACCTTTTAACACTAATTGCGTTCTTAATATATCATTGAATAATTCAGTAAACTTCTTTCTTAATCTTTGTACAAACTTTGTAAATTTTAATTCATCTCTTGTTATTTCAGAAGCTCTTCCTAAATTAAAACCTTGAGATGCTTCTAATCTACTTGTTGGTACATTTAAAGAACGATACAATTTCGCTCTAAAATATTCTATGTCAGATATTTCACCTAAATTTTGTCCACCTGGTAATGTAGTTATATCTGTTCCTCTACCACCTTCTCTACTTGGTAACCAAAAGTCTTCTAACATAGACATATAGTTTCTGTCATCTCTGATCTCACCTGTGTTTGCGTCATAAACAAGTTTGTTTCTATATCTTGCCATAACATCTCTTAGGTATTGTTCAGCTTTTACTTTTGGTAAATTACCTACATCAATCTTAAATATTCTTCTTTCAGGCGCTCTAGCAATTCTATAAATTACTGCAGAGTCTTCAATCATTCTTAATTGATTAACAGGTTTAATTGCTTTATGTAAATAAGATAAGACCATGTTTTTATTTTGATCTATCATACCTGATGCGCAAAATGCTATAGTGTCTGGCGCTATCTTTATACCTGATTGTCCAGTTGTACCTGATAAACCTCTTTCGTTATATAAGAAGTATTCCACATACTCATCAACAACAGCTAAACTGTTTAGTGATGATGGCATTGGAGTGTCAGGTCTTTTCTTTCTGATCTCTCTAATCTTTTTGATCTTTCTTGGATCAATATATTTTAATTCTGTTATTCCTTTTTTAGGACTTTCTCTATCAATAACTTTTTGATAATAAACTCGACCATCTACATACCATCTTCTAAAGATGTCGTGGCCTTTTGTATTAAAGTTTAGTAATCTTAAAACTTCCTGGAATTCGTCTTCTATTTTTTTTCTAACTTCTTTTCCATAAGGTAAATCAATTACATTAACTCTTACTGCATCTTTCAATTCATTAGCGACAATAGCTTCATTGACAATATCTTCGATTGCCATATCGCATTCTGGGTGTAAGGCTATTTCTCTATATCTACGAACTAGGTCCTGCTCTGTTTTCGCAGTACCTTCCATATCCAAGTATGAACCAAAGTGTCCTCCAGCATTGACCGTTTGTGTACCGTCATCTGCTTGTGCTGAAGTGAAAGCTTGTTTTGGATCAGCTTGTTTTTTAATTTTCGAAATTGAAAAGCCGAATAATTCTGCCATTATATATCTCCTTGTTACTTACTACTTATAAGGGATTAATAAGAGGGGCCGTGAAGCCCCTCTTATCTAATATTAGGTTGTAGTGTTACTTTCAAAGTGTTGATAAGCAAACTCAACAGTAAAAGTTTCAATTTCAGTCTTTTCATCAAAGTCCAAAGCGATTTCACTAATACTTACTGGGAATGCTCCTCTCAAAGTATATGATTTAACTGTATTACCGTTTCTATCTAAATGATCTACAAACGCATCAACTTGATAGTCAACTGGATTTGTTAATCCTTCGTTGTCTGTCATATTGTTGATACCATTCTGCCATCTTTCGAAAGCATTTCTTAATTTAAAGTTTGTATCATTTAATACTGTGATAGTCCAATTAGGAATTTCTCTATCTCCAGCAATCTTAACAGCTCTTCCTCTGAAGTTGACATTTACGTTTGCCACCGTCATTGCAGGAATTGCTGCTCCTCTACATAGAAAGGCTAGGTCTTCTATTTCGCCACCAACTTGGGCATAACCAGGAAAAGGCATTGTTACCTTAAACTGATTGGCTCTAGCGCCACCGCCAGCAAGTTTAGCTTTGAAGTCATTTATATTTGCCATTTTTTATTTCTCCTTCTCTACTATTATCCGCCAGCGACTTCTTCAAAAGCCACGCCAGTTCTGGTTGCAACAAACGATAGTGTGATAAAGTTGATACTTCTAGCTGGTTTAATAAATATCTCAGCTATAAATTCATTTCTATCAATGACTTCGCCTGTGTTATTAGTTTCATCACATACTACTAAAAAGTCT